ATATATAGGCATGTACTATATAATTTATAAGACCATAAATAAAATTAACGGCAAAGCCTACATAGGCGCTCATAAGACCGAAGATATTAATGACGGATATTTAGGCTCTGGAAAATTCCTCAAAAGAGCTATTAAAAAATATGGTATAGAAAATTTCGAAAGAGAAATTCTGTATTACCTTGATACGGAACAAGAAATGTTCCAAAAGGAAGCCGAAATAGTAACCGAAGATTTAATAAAATCCGGAACTACATACAATTTAGTTCCGGGCGGAAGCGGCGGTTTCTACCATATAAATAAAAATAAGCTGAATACCAGTTATAGAACTTATGATAAGGCTTTGGCGTCTAGGCATAAAACAGACGAGATATTGAAAGAAAAATACGGAAATGAATGGAGAAGTAAAGTAGGAAAGTTAGGCGGCAAAGCCTATGCTGATTCTTTAGCTTCAGATGTAGAATTCAGAAGAAAAATAGTAGAAAATTTGAGGAAAAAAATAAGACAAGATAAGCTTCAATCGCCAAATGCTAGAATTAAAAGGAAAGAAACTTTCCAAAATATGAAACATCAACAGGGTGAAAATAATTCTCAATTTAACACTATTTGGATAACAGATGGTAAAGTTAATAAGAAAATAAAGAACAATCAACCGATTCCAGAAAATTGGGTTAGAGGAAGAACAGTTTAGAAGAAGACCATACGGAGAGATGCGAGAGCGGTCTAATCGTCCAAGCTGGAAACTTGGTGACCCCCAAAAGGGGTCCGTGGGTTCGAATCCCACTCTCTCCGCCATATTAGCGCCAAAGCCGGTGCCGAAAGGTGCGCTACCCGTCCTTGAGAAATCATGGATTCGCTCAAAGTGATTAAAGAAGGAATCGGACTACGAAGCCCTACAGAAATGTAGGGCTTTCGACTTTTAGAAGTCTGGATAATCAATGTTCGTTTCTAGGATGGTAAGCAATTCTAATGTTTCTTTTCTTAGACGCTGAAGTTCAGAAACGGAAACTTCTTTGTCTTTAAGTTTTTCTTTGATTGTCAAAATTTTGTTAACCTCGGATTGAAGATTACCCTTAAGTTGTTTCCTTCTGGGAATCTTATTCTTTTTGAGGTACTTTTCTTTTAGCTGGTCAATTTCGCTAGTCATTATCCGTTTCTCTTAAGATATTCAGCATCATAGACTCGGTTACGAATGTCCGTGGTGGAATAACCGTGGTCTCTATCATTAAAGACGATATCAATAGGCAAATCTCTTCCGGTAAAATTCTTTCCTACCCAATCCGCCCCGATGATTCTAACATCCGGCTTTAAGGTTTTCAAAATCTCATACAACTCTGCTTCTGTATCATAAATTATAATGTAGTCAATATATCGGACACTCTGAAGAATGTGTAAACGCTCTTCTACGCTCTGAATAGGTTTATTCTTACTATCCGGTCTATCAATAGTTGGGTCTGAATGTAGACCTACAACCAACATATCACAATGTTTGGCCGCATCCTTGAACATCAAAGCGTGACCAGCATGATATAAGTCAAAGGAACCGCAGGTAAATCCAACTACGAATCCATCAATATTGTCAATAAGTTCCAGTCCTCTAATAACACCGTCTAGATTTTGTATCATATTTTTCCCTTATTTTGCCGCATATCATATCACAACTTGTAACGGCTGTCTATAACTGATTGATTTTAAACAAACAAATTTCTAAATTTTCAAAATTTCTTCAAAAAAATTATGTATACAAATCAATAACTTACAAATACAAAAGACTATTTTTTAAAGAGTATTGCACTACTTCATAAATAATATTGTAATTTTTACACAATATTATTGTTATCTTATATAGGAGCTAGTGTATGAAAGAATTATTCGAAAAACTTCTTAAGAATGACCTTCTTACTGAAGAAACCAGAAAAGAATTAGAAGCTGACCTTACCAAGTATATCAGCGAACAGACAGAAGCTGCTAAGGCAGAAGCACAGGCTCAGGTCCGTGCTGAATTGACAGAACAATTCGTTGCAGATAAAGAAGCATTGATTGAAGCTCTTGACACCAAGACTGAAGAGTTATTGAAAGTCGAGCTTGAAGATTTGAAGGAAGACATTGAGAAGTTCCGCGACCTAGAAGCTGAATATGCTACTAAGTTAGTCGAAGCTCGCGCTGAAATGGCCGAACAGGTCAAGAAAGACATGGCAGAGCTTGTAGAAACACTTGATGCTTTCTTAGAAGAAAGATTGACCGAAGAGTTTGCTGAACTTAATGAATCTATTCAGGAAGTCAGAAAACTTGAAATGGGTCGTGAAATTTTCGAAGCCGTCGCTAAGACCTACGAAAAGAATTTCTTCAATAAAGATGAAACAGCAGAGCAGTTAAAGGCCGCTAATGCTGATTTAGAGAACACTAAAAAGGCTCTTAAGGAAGCTAAGGATGTTATCGCAAAAACAGAACGCGATGCAAAATTAGGCAAACTTTTGGAGTCTTTGCAGGGTCGTCCAAGAGAAGTCATGGAAGCTATCTTAAAGAATGTCCAAACAGACAAACTTGAAGAATCTTACAAGACCTACATTGGCCGCGTGTTGCATGAAAGTGCAGCATCTACTACCAAGGTAGTAGAAGAAAAGTCTCAGGAGAAGGAAAGCGAAAAAACGCCTGTACTAGCCGAGGGAGATACTTCTACAGCCTCTGAAACAAAGGAAACCGTTATCGAAGGAAATGTCGTAACTGGTGATACCGTTGTAACAGAAAGCGATAAGAATGCAGTCGAAGGCTTGACCGAATCTGAAAAGAAGAGACTCAAGAAATTGGCTGGTATCGTTATCGGTTAAGTAACAAACTAGGCAATATATTCTAATTACACAGGAGAAAAAAATGGATATTAGAAAAGAATTGATTGAAAATTGGAATGAAACCAAAGCTACCTTACTTGAAGGCTTACCTGCTAACAAGAAAGATATGGTTTCTCAAGTATTAGAGAATCAGAAGAACACGATTCTTAAGGAAACAGCCGTATCTGGTGCAGTTGTTGCAGCAGACATTGCTAACTTCCGTAAGACATTGCTTCCAATGATTCGTCGTATTATTCCGGGCACAATTGCCTCCGAAATCGTCGGCGTTCAGCCAATGACCGGACCAGTAGGCTTGGTATATACACTTCGTTATAAGTATGCTGAAGCAATGACTCACACCTCTGCCGCATCCCCATTTGGTGGATACGACATTGCTGCTCAGGATGAAGCTTTCGGTAACGCTAAACCAATCCGCGCATTCTATGCCGGTTCCATTGGCGCAGCAGTACCAGCCGGTCGTTCCGGTTTAGATGCTCCTGCTCAGACAGACATTGCTGCTGCTACAGCAACAGGTCAGGCATTTGGTTCTAACCCAGATGTAACAAACTATGACACCGGCACAACCACATTCAATAACTACTCGGCTCCGGTCGGTGGTACATTGTACGGTGGTAACGCTTCTCACGCTGAAGGTACAGGCGGTCGCAAGATGCAGCTTGAAATTATCTCTCAGGCTGTTGAAGCTGGTTCTAGAAAGTTGCAAGCTGGTTGGACCATTGAAGCTATGCAGGACATGAACTCTCAGCACGGTATGGACCTTGAATCCGAAATGACCAAGGCTCTTTCCGCTGAAATCGTTCAGGAAATTGACGCAGAAATCATTGGCGACTTGCTTGCTCTTGCAGGTACAGTTCGTACATTCGACTTCAGCGCAACTGACGGAACTGCATATGCTCCGACATTCGTAGGCGACCGTTTCGCTAACCTTGGTGTTCGCATCAATGAAGTAGCAAACGAAATCGCTCGTAAGACTCGTCGTGGTGCTGGTAACTTCATCGTGGTTTCCCCGATGATTGTTTCTGTATTGCAGTCCGCTGCTCGCTCCGTATTCGCTCCAGCCGTAGAAGGTTCCTTCAAAGGCCCAAATAACACAATGTTAGTTGGTACATTGAACGGTTCCATCAAGGTCTACTCATATCTTTGGAATCAGGCACTTTCTGGTGGTACTGCTAACCAAGATAAGATTCTTGTCGGTTATAAGGGCGGCAACGGTGAAACTGATGCCGGTTACTTCTACTGCCCATATGTTCCACTTATGAGCAGCGGCGTAGTCGTCAATCCAGTAACATTCCAGCCAGTAGTTAGCTTGATGACCCGCTACGGTAAGGTCGCATTCACGGATGCAACCACATCGTTGGGTAACAGCGCCGACTACTACGGCAAAATCAATATCTCTAACTTGGACTTCGTATAATACGAACCCAACTAGTTATATTGAGGATTGTCCTCAGTAACGCAGAAAAACCCCAGAGAAATCTGGGGTTTTTCATTTTATAGACACATATGTTAATTGTGTAATAAATAGTTATATTCATTTCTAAGGATTATTAAGTTAATGAAGAGAATAACTTTCAGAGAATATTTTGAATCTATTCAGGTTCTAAAAAATGCCGTGAATGCTGTTCCGAAGAAGACTAGTAATTATTCTTTGACGAAGTATTGTAAGTTGCCTATTCTCGAAGCCGACACTAACAAGAATTACATTTCTTTAAAACCCAAGGATGTTTTAGAGATAACTTGGGAATATCATAACCCTGACTCCCCTACACCTACCTCTATAAAGATTATATCAGAAAATCAAGAAAAGACTACCATTTACCCTGCTTGGTCTCATGCCAAATTCTTCAAATGGGTAAATAATTCTACCAACGAACTCGTTGAAACTCAAAAGTAATTTGCCCAAAATTTTAACAAAACCAAATAAATATTGGTATAGTTTTGAATATAAAGTTCAAAACATAATAACTTTACAAAGGATATAATTATGTTGGGTGAACTTTTGGGGATATTCGCCAGCCACGGTTGGGTTGCTTTAATCTTGTCTATAGTGGCGATGTTCGCCTATAAGTGGTTCTCCGCTTGGTTGGACTTATGGCTAATAAGAAAGAAAGCCAAAAAAGAAAACGCGATTAAAAACGACACAGACATAAAATTTCATCCATTTTTCGCAAACACTCAATATCATCTCATGGTAGAAATCCCTAACCTAGAGATAATGCCTGATATGCCTATTCGTCAAAAGGTGTTCAAAGATTTAATCTACATTAAGATGAAGACCATGTACGATATCTGTAAAGATTTTTCAGAATTGAATATGGAAGAGTGGCGTAAAGAAGAATGGGTAAACAATGCTAAAATCTATATCAACAAAATGGTAGTAGAGTACGAACTCCGAGCCAGACAGGAAGGAATTCCAGATATAGTAATCCAGAAGTATAAAAACTGGAGCTTACACGAAATTGACCTAATTTATGAATATGTCGGTATGTTAGGCGGTTCTGCTTTATATACCAATAACAGAGAACGCACCAATACCTTCTTGTTGATAATGAATTTGATGTTAGTTACAACATTAGGTGATGCCGAAAGAACGCTAGATGAGTTAAATGGAGAACTTACCGGCAAAGAATATAAAGGTCACAAAATTGAATAATTATAGAAATTCTCGATAATTTAGTAGTTGCTCAATAATAAATACATCAACAGACGAACTTACCGAGGAATAAATGGGTATCTACGATAAATTTACAGACGGTCCTGACCAGATAATAATAGAAGGTTCAGAAATTGTACTTAAAATGGAACGATTGGGGAATGGTTTGGCCAAGATTTCTTGGAATATCCCGGTTCCTCCAAACGGTTGCCCAGCAGATAAACAAGCCTATGATGGTATAGTTATCACGGTAAACGATGTTCCTTCTAACTACCTATCCACTTCCCCAGTTGACGGCACATACTATAATGCCGATTCTACAGCCGACAAAGACTTACACGCTGCGGATAAAATTGATACAGCCAGAGTGGTTGGCGCTTTCTATCATGATAAGGTAACTACTGAAATATTGGTAACCGATATTTTGGATAAGACTCCGTATTACTTCTCTGGGTATGCGGTAGATAATGTCGGTAGATACCATAGAGAAGGCGTACACGCTTATTCACTTCCTACAGCACAGGCCGAGAACAACGGAAGAGAAGATGTAGAAGCCACTCATGATGTTGGAATAGAAATTTCAACACCATTAACAAACAATACGACTACTGGATTAAACCCTCAGACTACCTACACTTTCAGTTACACCACTAGTTTAACTCAGCCAGTAAAGAAGACTCTGAGCATTCTTGGTGCCGAAGCACAGACTTATGGTGAATTAGTAAAAGCGTTGAATATAGAATTTGCTAAGGCTGAGACAACCAATCAAGGTCCGACATTCCCTAATTCTGGATTATACTATGTTGACACTTCGGTAAATCCTCCAGAAGTTAATATCTGGTCGGGTACGGAAAACATCCTTCAGTCTCCTTTATTGTATTCGGAAGATGACCCGTCTGCTGGAGCATTAGGCGTTTATTGGCACAATTTATCCAATAATATGTTATACATCAGAGATTCCTCTGGTTGGACATTGGTTCCGGACATTAAATGGGAAGAAGACCCATCAGATTTACCACATAACGCAGTATGGTTCGATGGTTCTACAGTATACACATGGGAAGATGGCTTATGGTGTTCTCACTATACCTACATTCAATCCCGTAATCCTCTATTACCACCGGTTTTAGATGCTAATACTTTCGTTTATAGAACTGACGAAGGTTTAGTTTATCAATGGAACCCGGAGATAATGGCTTGGGACTTCGTGAATGTTATATACTCTGAAGAAGACCCTAACACTATAACTTCAGGGCACTATTGGTTCAAGGACGATTCAAACGAATTGTACTTAAGAAACGGTACTGCTTGGCAAAAGATAAACAATGTAAGAATCGAAGAAGCAGACGAAAACGGTGAAATTCCAACTCCAGCACCGTTGGTGTTCTGGTATGACCCTGCTGCTCAAAAATTGTACAGAAGAGATTCAGGAAATACAACATGGAACGAATTGGTTGTGTTTATTTTCCCAGAAGACCCGACAGATAGAGAATGCTGCCAGTTGTGGTGGGATTCTTCTGTAGGTGTAGATACCTTATTCATATGGGATTTAGTTAACACCGCATGGATAAATGTCGGAACCTTCATACAATCCGCTTCCGACCCGTCCTTGCCGCCAGAAATCCCAGCAGATTCGGCTTGGTATAACCCGGATGATGGTACTATAACTCTAATTGAAAATTATTCTTGTCAGGCTGTTGATAATTTCTTGACAAAATTTACAGACCCAACAGACATTCCTACAAATTCTGCTTGGTACAATTTAGATACCAAAGTTTGGAAAATATGGGATGGCGATTCTTGGGAAACCATAGAAACTATATCCACTTCTTTTGACCCGTATGTTTTGACGGTTGGATATTATTGGTTTGATGGAACTACATTACATTATTGGAACGGAACTGGATGGGACGAGATAACATATTCTCCAGACCCATTATCCGTAGATGAAGGATATCTATTCTTCAATACCACAAATAATAAGTTACAGCAATGGAACGGTTCTACATGGGAGGTTGTAAATCCATCTATAAATGTTAAGATTGTTTTCAGAAATTCTGATGTAGCAAAAGATAAGTTGAGATTCTATACTAAAGGTAAGGGATGCTCATATTTCATCGAAATGGATACCACAGAAGGCGGTACGGACAATCTGTTTGCCAATTTGAAGCCCGGTATCATAAACTATTACCCTTCTCCGGGTAAAGATAAACTAGAAACCTCTCCGATGTGGAGACAGTTAGGGGTAGGCACCGATGGTTCCCCTGACGAACGCAGAGAGTTGCACAATATTTTGAGAAACTCATTGGGCGCACCTAGCGTAAGAGTTGAGTTGTCTAAAGAACAATTGAATAACTGTATTGATTTCGCGCTTCAGAAGCTAAGAAAGAGAACAAATTTGACTACTAGAAGAGTCATGTTCTTCTTAGATGTATACCCAAATCAACAAATGTATTATTTGACTGATAAGTGCGTGGGGTTCAATAAGATAGTTGAAGTTCAGGCGATTTATCGTATGAGAGGCTCATTCTTTAACGGAGTTACTGGCGGTTATGACCTACACGCTTACGGAGCTTTACAGCAGTTGTATAGCTTGGGGACTTTCGATATGTTAAGCTTCCATTTGGTAAGTGCCTACATTGAAGAGTTACAGACATTGTTTGCAGACCACATAATGTTCAATTGGGACGAAGCAAGCAGAGAATTGAAGATGTTCAAGGTATTCTTTAGAAAAGAAAGAGTCTTGTTGGATGCTGTAATAGAGCGCACGGAACAAGAAATTTTGAAAAATAGAGAAACCGTTGATTGGGTAAGAAGATGGGCTTTGGCTGAAGCCAAGATGATGCTTTCTCAGGTTCGCGGTAAGTATCAAAGCTACCCCGGTCCAAACGGAAGCACAACATTGAACTCACAGGAATTGATTACTCAGTCCGAAAACGAAAAGGCAGACTTGTTACTAGAGTTAGAAGACTGGATAATGCAAGATGCTGTTGATGTTGGTATGAGAAGTCACTTCATTATAGGTTAATCATGGCCGATTGTAATTTACCAAATACCGACCCCCTATTAGAAGAAAAGGGCGGTTGCACCCCATCTACAGATGGAACAACAAACGCAGGTTGTGAAACTACGGTTGATGGTATCGTTCGTTCTAAGGAATCTGTATGCACTCCTTGGGATATGACAGACGGCCCTGAAGCCGCAATCATAGGCGATTACATCGAAGAAAGTCTATTGATTGGTGCTGCTAAAGTCAATGTTCATAAACTTTTGGGAGTTCATGAGCAAGGCAAATTACAAGATTTGAGTGGGAATGGTGCTGCTATATCCAGCGGTCATCTTTCGGGATTTCCCCCAGAAGATGCTTTCGATAAGTACATAACAGAATGGCGTTCCGCTCAAATAGGCACCGGAGTTATAGGTAGAGCTTATATTGGTTACGATTTTGGACAATTGAAATTATCCAACGACAGAAATCAATATGGATTAGATACATTCGTAAAGTTTGATATCTCCACAATAAAAATTAAACAGGGCTGTGATGCTAAGAATAGAGCAACTAAAGCTCGCGTAGAACGCTCCAATGATGGAGAAAAGTGGTACGGTGTTGCCATAGTAACATTGCCTGATTGCGGAGATTTAGTAACTGTAAACTTCAAGAGAAGCGTACCGTCGAGATGGTGGAGATTAGTTCCTACAGCATTCAACGGTGGTGCTGATGATTACTGGGTCGTAAGAGCATTACAGCTTATAGAATATGAAGCTACTTCCATCTCCAACATCCAAGACAAGATATTCTTGGAAAATCGTGATAGAGATTACGACGAATACGCAATACAATTGAAAGGTGCGTATACGCCCATTGATGTTCAATCCTTCAACAGTAAATTCGGCCAAAGCCAACTTTTCGGCGGTGGAGAACAGTACAGTATCGAAATGAGCTTCCAGCAAATCTTGAATGCTTTAGGAAGACCAATGGTTATTGGTGATATAATCCAATTGCCTAGTGAAACGCAATATTCCCCGACCTTAAGACCGATTTACAAATATCTTGAAGTTACAGATGTAAATTGGAGTACCAACGGTTATTCTCCAACTTGGAAGCCTTTGATACAGAAGATTATAGCAGAGCCTATAATGGCAAGCCAAGAGACCCAAGATATAATGGGCAAGTTAACCGCAAGTGTTGACAGCACAGGATTATTCGACAATGATGATGGCAACGCTGGTAAAAAATACCAAGATTACTTCGATGTTTCTCAGACTATAGAAGCCGATGCCAACACTAAAGTACCGGTTAAAGGTGCCGACCCTTCGTTGATGACCAAGCTATCTCCAGAGATGTATGAGTGGGCCAATGAAAACGGAGTTGATGTTTCTAAATTTGATAGAAAGAGAAGTCAATACGGTATTGACGCAATGCCTCCTAATGGGTTACCATATACAGAAGGTGATACTTTCCCTGAGTCTCCTAAAGATAACGATTATCATAGATTGACTTATACTAATGTAAGTAAGACGCTTCCAACTAGATTGTACCGCTATTCTTCGTTGAAGAGCAGATGGATTTACTTAGAAACCGACAGAAGAGCGGCTATGAAGAATACCAAACCTATGTTGGAAGAATTCAGAGAAGATAGTGAACCTACTTCCGACCCGGCAACCGCTACAGATAAAGCTCTTGATACTTTGTCGTAAATTTTAAACTTCTCCTTATAATTCCTATACATATACCAAATATCCAACTTGACTAGTTAAATCTAATCATGTATCATATGCGCTACAGTTTGTTGGATAATAACCACAAATTATAAAGGTATTTAATGAAAGCTAAAAAACAAAAATTGGTAATCGAGCATCTGTTAGGTTCTCCAGACCTCTTCATAACTTGCAACAACATAATTCAACCTCAGTATTTTGACCCAGAATATAGGTCGGCGGTCAAATTCATTAAGGAATATTATGACAATTATCACAGTCTGCCCGCTACCGATTTATTAGCAGCAGAATTCGACATAACCTTTGTTCCCAAAATAGTCACAAAAGATGAATTCAAATATACTTGTACAGAATTAGAAACTTTCTGCAAGCAATCCGCATTGAGACAAGCCATTTACGATTCGTTAGGTGATGTTGAAAAGAATGAACTCGGTGCGGTTCAGGAACGCATCAAAAAAGCTATGGAAATTTCCCTACATCGAGATGTTGGGTTAGAATTCTATGACGAACCAGAAGCCTACTTGAAGGGGTTGATTGATACGATGGTACATCATTCCACCGGCATCACAGCTTTGGATATGTTACTTAACGGAGGGTTGATACGCAAGCAAACAACCCTGTTCTCGGCAAACTCCGGTGTTGGTAAATCCAACATGCTGTTAAATTTGGCAAGCAACTTTTCCATAAATCAAGGATTCAATGTTCTGTATCTATCGCTCGAACTTCCTGTGGATATGCTTAGATTGAGAATGTCTTTTATGCAATCCAGAGTTGCATCAAAGACATGGAAGCAGAACATACCTGAAATAGCAGGAAAGATTATCAATAACAAATCCGAAGGTGCCGGGTCAATAAAAATAAAGAGAATAGCAAACGGTTCTACGGCCAATGATGTTAGAAGCATTTTGAAACAATATGAATTGGAGCATAAGTATGTTCCAGATGTATTATGTATTGACTACCTAGACATTATGAACCCAATAGGCGGAACCAAGAATAAATCTATATCCGACCAAGATAAAGAAAAATCTGAACAATTGTCAGAAATCGTATTCGATTACGATATGATAGGACTTTCTGCGTCTCAACAAAACCGTGGAGCGTTGGATGAACCTGCCCCAAATCAATCAGTAATAGCCGGTGGATTAACCAAGGTTAACTCTGTAGACAACTATTTCTCGATGTTTATGAACGAGCATATGAGACTTCGTGGCGATATGACACTTCATGCTTTGAAGACTAGAAGCTCCGATGGTGTAGGAAAATCGGTTCTGGTCAATTTCAATACTGAAAACTTATTGATAACCGATTCAACTAAGAGTGAAAATCAGGATATCATGATTATTGATAAAGACACTATTAAGCGCGGTAAGAGAAAAGGCGGTAAAGTTTCCGAAGAAATAACCAAATCGGTAAACACCATCGTTAATAAGTTGCAAACTCCACAGCCTACTAGTGCAAAATCTGAAATGATAAAGGAAATGACTAAGCCCTCTGAAGATAAACCAAGTGAAGAACCTAATGATTCTGAGTTTGAAACTAATGTGCCAACACCTAAGCCTAAGAAACAAGAAGGCAATCCTGATTCATTGTTAGATTTGATGCAGGGTCTAGATACTCTGGTGCCAGAAACTAAAGGGGACAAATAATGAAGACTCCATTGAAAATAGCTAAGACTAATGCAATAAAAATCGGAGATAGATTGGTTGAAATAAAGAATCTACCAAAAGAACTAATACATGAAATAGAAACATGCGACCAGATGAAACAGGATATGGTTAACGCTTCTTATGAAGTAGAAAAATGTACTTTAGCCTATCAGATGAAATTACAACAAGTTTTACAAAGCATAGCGAAACATTTGAATTTAGTAACACCCGGAGAAAATGATGAACCCGCAAACCCTAAAACCCCTTAAGATTGAATACACTAAAGAAGATGGTACCGTATCTGAACGAACCATAGTTTCAACTACTTTCGTTCCTGAAAATATCAAGGCTATAGATGTTAGTGATTGGCCAGCCGAAAAAGTTGACCAATTAATTACTAATCTTGAACTTTATCAAGAATATAAGGAACAGGCAAATAAATTGTTCAATTTTGAGGATTGGCAGTCCCATACTAAAAATGAAGAACCAGATAAATTAAAGTGGAGAACTTTTAAGCTATCTAGGATGAAAATTTTAGATTAGTACCATTTTAATCGGATAAATACCATTACATGAACACTAAAACCAAGCAAATTATAACGAAAGTCGAAACTAAGGAACATCCTCTAGAGGAATTTCTTGGTATAAAGAAGGGCACTACGGAAATAGTTACCGTAGAGCAGAAGACTGAATTGGTCCCTCACCAAGATTATGATGGTAAAGATTCTGAAATTGAAGAAGATTATCAACAGATTTTCGATAAGGCTATGCTAGGTCATGAAATTCTACAAGAACAAATAGAAGAAACCGAAGGTAAGTATGCCGCCAGAATTGGTGAAGTTAGTGCCCAACACTTAAAATTAGCATTGGATGCTGCTGCGGCAAAGGCAAAATTGAAAGAACACAAAGATAAGTTAAAAGCTAGAGAAAAAGCTGCTGGTCCGAAGGTTCAAAACAATACTGTCGTGGTTACCGATACTACAGATTTGATACGAATGTTATCTGGGGCCAATAAGCCACCAGAAAATTTACAAGATGTGGGTAATGTAATTGATGTTACCCCAGTTGAACCTAATCACTCTACAGAGGAAGAATAAGGTAAATGTATGTCTCATAAAAAAGAATCCAAGAAAATTCAAGAAAGAAAAGATTTCATAAGAAAGTGGAGAACCGCTCTCAAACTAAAATGGTCCAGAGAGCAACTTTCGGTATATTTGGGAGTTAAACCAGATAGCCTTATAAGAAGGCGCTTCAGTATTAAAGATACTATGGGGCTGAATCTTCCATTATTGCCTTCTGTTCCCGAGCATGAGGATGTTGTATTAAACAAAACTCAAGTTAAGGCTTTTGAAACTTCCTTGCAAGAATTGGTTGATGCTGAACAAACCGCCCAACCAGTACAATACGAACAGGGTAAAATCAGAAGATATGTAATAACCTCTGCCCAAAATGCCACTCCGATTCATGAAAAATTCTGGGCTTCTATTTTGAATTACGCTCAAGCTAACAAAGCTATGATAATGGTAATACCTTACCGTTACAAAAATCCAACATCTGTTTGGCAAACACAAGATAAAGAACATGAATATTGGGATGAAAAAGTAACCCCATATTTGGTTGATAAGTCAATGCCTCTATGTAAGAAATTACAAGTTATGGCTCATATAAAAATTCAGCCAACCGCATCGCAGCCGTTGGTTGGGTTTGACAGCTATACTGGTATGGATTCTGCCATCTTCGGTCACCCGAAGGTACAGTTGAAAACTGTTCCTACACCAAGCCAATCTTTACCAAAGATTTTGAGTACGACAGGGGCAGTAACCCTTTCTAACTATACAGACTCTAAGGCAGGGCATGTAAGCACTTTCCATCACAGTCTCGCTGCGTTAATCATAGAAACCGATAATAACTCGTTCCATCTTCGCCATATTCATGCTGATGATGAGACTGGTCAATTCTATGATTTAGATAAACTTTACACTCCTGACAAAATAATTCCAAATCAAAGAATAGCCGCATTGGTTACCGGTGATACTCACGCCATGTTTATTGACGAACAGGTTGAGAAGGCCACTTATTTCGGTGAAGGGTCTTTGGTAGAAACATTAAAGCCTGAAGTATTAGTATGGCACGATGTTGAAGATTTCTACTCTAGAAACCATCATCACAGAGGTAACGATATTCTTTCTTACGGAAAACATCATTTCGGTAGAGATAATGTCGAAGAATGTCTACAAATAACAGCGGACTTCATAGACAAGTGTTCCAGAGATTCCATGCTTAATGTCATAGTCAAATCTAACCATGATGAAGCTTTGGATAGATGGTTGAGAGAAGCCAACCCCAAGGAAGACCCAGAAAACGCTCGTTTCTTCCATTACATGAAATATAACCAATATTGTAATGTTAGACCGACAGAAACCGGATTTGAAACTATTGACCCCTTTGAATTCTGGTGCCGTAACCCCGATAAACAACCCGGTTTAAGGAATAAGGAACAAACCGTATTCTTGAAGCGAGACCAGAGCTTCGTAGTGGCCAATATAGAGGTTGGGTTCCACGGAGACCGTGGCCCCAATGGTAGCTATGCCAGCCTAGCCTCCTTCTCCAAAATCGGCCCTAAAGTCATTATAGGCCATTCCCACAGCCCCGGCATATTCGAGGGAGCCTATCAGGTTGGAGTTAGCGCCAGATTGGACCTAGAGTATGTTAGCGGACCAAGTTCTTGGCTACATACCCACGCTATTATCTACCCAGATGGTCATAGAACTTTGATAAGCGTAATTGATGGGAAGTGGCGTTTCTAAATTATAACTGAACATTATATTCTTTTCTCAATAAATATA